GGATATTCTTGCCCGTGCGGTAGACCGTGACGGGGAATCCGGTGGTGTTTGGTGCTACCGTGACATTAAGGCTCTCTACATTTGCATCTTTCGCGCCGTCTGCGATGCTTATGTACACATTGCTTGCTGCATTGCAAACAGGGAGCGCGTTGTCCTCCATAGTGCTGAAAGAACTCTTTAAAGCAGAGATGTCCGACCGTGCCTGAGTGTCTTCGATGTCATGAGAAACGCCGCCGATTCTAATTTTTTTCGCATTTGTAGGCATTTCATTACCTCCTCAAATAGTCATGGGTGTTCTCTAAGCGCCAGTATCTCTTCCTCGTAACGATCCCCGAGGTGGTTCCTTCCTTTGGCTGAATAGGACTTGTGCATCTGACAGAGCTGCTGTTTGGTTGAGCTTGGACACCAACCCTGTCCTGTGTAGAAATCATGCGCCTGCGCGAGGCTCTCATACTGCATATCCCCCATATCGTCAATCAGTGCAGAGATATTACTGTCGATGCTGTCAAGCCGCGCAATCATCATCTTCCGAAACTCCGCCTCGGCCTTCTGCTCGTCCTTGTGCCGCTTGTATGCGGCCTTGATCGGTCGCCACAAAATGACAGCGAGCAGCGCGAGGATGGCGGACACCGCTTTCGCGATGTCGCCCGCCCTCAGAACCGTGTCCTCCATCTTAATCCCCCTTCTCAACCTTCCATTCGCCTTCGAGCGTGATCTGCACGCCGTCGGTACGGCGCAATACAGTGTATTTCTCGATCTGAGACGTTCCGTCTTCGTCGGCGGGTGTTTTATCATCCGGCTGTTCTGCTGGCTGTATGCGCGTCAAATACCGTCCATCGACGTACCCCTGATCGCCGTCATCGTCGATGTACATCCAGCCGTTGGGGCATTCGACCATCACGTCCACGATCTCGCCTTTCGGCAGTCTGCCGATGATCGGAAATTCTGTGCCGTTGCCGCTGCGCATATTCAGCGGCCCACTCTGTGTCGTGACCTCTGCGCGGTAGATAACACGCTCGCCATCAGGCATAGGAACCTCCTCGTAATCAACGTCGTTAAAATCACCGAACCAATCCCATTCTTTGACATCTGAAACTACAAAGCCGAAGATCGTACCCTTTGCCTCGTAAACGTGCTGACCGTCTTTCGCGACGATTCCGATATGATAATAATCGTCGCCGTCGCGCAGCTTCAGCGCACCCTGTCCGGGCTTCGGGATCGTGGACAGCTTGCCCATTGACTGGCGTTTGATACTGTTCGAGCCGTGCGGGATTTTGAGGCCGTATTGCCGCCAAATGTACACCATCACGCCCGAACAATCGGCGACCTTATGCCCGATCCAGCGCGAGCCGTACTTTTGCGTCATCTCGTTTTCGGTCGCCTTCTGTCGGGCTTCAGTCCATTCAATGCCAGCCGTACCCCAAATGTAGCCCCATTGATCGCGGAGCATCATCTCGCAGTTATCGTAGAGGGCTTGTACTGGTATCTTGCTCATAGCGGATGCCCCCTTGAAGGGTTGTCATCGTTGGCGATCAGCAGCGCATAAAGGCAGATTGCTATAGCGCTGCCGACGACCATTCCAAGCAAAAATGCAAAAATGATAATATGAATCTTCCTTTCTTTTCGAATTAAGAATCATACATCGTAAACTTATAGCTGATCATGCAACAAACAGGTGTATTATTGGTTACATTTGTAAATGCTGCATTTTTGTTCACTGTAACAATAAAAAGCCCAGTATGGCGTTTAGTTATAGTAGTGCTAAACGGTGAGGCTAAGAGATTACGAACTGCATTGTTACTATCTATATATCCTTTGTCTCCGCGAAGAACTCCTGTCAAAGAATTGATAACTACCCTATTGATGCCATATGTTTGGACGTGCGTTGGAAAATTCAGAATAAGTCTTGTTGCATTTTCTGTCACATAGCCCATGATCGGAACGTTATTGGCTTGCATTACCTCCCCATTGACGGCCTCAAGGCCTAGGTTTGCAGCAGCTAAACGTCTGTTTGTAGCGCCAGTTCCTCCGATACTGATTGCCTGAGGTGTTGTAGTCCACTCTCCGTCTATCTTTGTATGCAGATATACGCCGATGCCTTGCGAGGCTTGGATATCTGTACGGTTGCCGTCACCATCCTCATCGTGTCCAACATATATATTATTTGTATCCGGGTTGTAATAAACGCTTACCTTGTCATCATCCACGTTTGTGCGCACATAATGAACGTGGTCTGTTTTGACGTTGTTAACCGCCATTACTCCTCGCTCCCTTCACCTGATTCAATCGGGGTCGGAGCAGTCCTGCGGTCAAACACACGCCCCTCCATCACAGTACCATCATCTCGAATGAGGAAGCCCGCATGGTAGGGAATCTCAGAAACCGCCGCCGCCGCGAGGATGGTGTAGTACTTGGCGTATGCGGCATCGAGGCTCTCAAAATGGTCATACAGGAGACCTTTGCCTCCATCATTTCTGACCTGATTTTCGATTGTTGTGTAAAAAGCAACCTTATCCATGATCCATCATCCTTCCTCAGGCTGTCCCTGTCGCTGTCTGTTCTTTGATGCAGAACGTCGCCGTGATATCGGTCGTGCCTGTGAGAGTCCCGCCGACCGTGATTGTATTCTCGCCAGTCGTGAGTGTCAGATCGCTCCCGGTGGCTTTCGGGTTGGAGAGGTACGCATACCCCTCTTGCACGAGCTTGTGGTCTGCCGTGATGCCAGTCACAGTGAACGTCCTTGCTGAATCAGACACGTTCGGGAGCGTGACTTCAATGGCATCTTTGAGGGTGTTTGAAAACGCTTCGTAGATCGTAACCGTCGAATCCGAGGTCATGTAGATGGTTGAACCGTAGGCGTTTTGAATCGTTCCTGTCCGACCACGTGGAATGCCAAAATTCAAGACAGGTGCTTCGTTCGTGCCTGTCTTTGTCACGGTTGCGTTGGCTTCTTCAGGCAGCGTCGTTACCGTACCAATCGACAGGACAGGTGAAGCCCCGGTCGGGATGCCGAACAGGATATGCCAATGATCATCGACCTTTGAAAGAGTTGCAGACGGATTGTTTGGCGTTGCCGTCTGCGCGGCAACCGTCAGATCCTCTATCGCTGTAGAAGCGTCCTCGGCAACTACCGCAGCATCCAGTGCGCGGGTCGCATTCGTATTCGCCGCCGCTGCTGCTGCATTTGCCGCCGCCGTTCCCTGTTCCATCACGGCAATCTGCGCCAGCAGTTCTTCGAGGGATGGGATGATGTTCTCCGGGTCTACAATCGTATCCGTCGTGCTGCGCGTGATCGTGCCGTCGCCCCAAAAGATAGCGGTTGTCACGTTGGTCGAGACGGCCTTGATAATCAGGCTAAAATGCCCCGAGTTCGCGTAGCACGAAGACGGAAGTGTCACGGATGCGACGTTATCCGTCAGCGTGCCTGAGATTGTCACCGTGGCGTTATCAGGTCGGATGAAATAAGCGCTGATGGTCTGCCCGGTCAGGTCTGCGATCTTGCCGTCATCAAGTACGCGCACGTTGATAGTGTGAGCCGCCTTGTCATTTGCCGCGAACAGGCGACCGAGGCGCACCATCTGAATGCCCTTCGAAAGGTCGACCTTTGCGCTGATTACGTTTACCGCGCTCAAGCATCACCACCCCTTTCTTCTGAAAGAATGATCATGACGAATTGGCCCTGATCCGCTGCATAAGTCACACGAGACAAGCCGTCGTATTGCTGCTCATTTTCGCCGTCGATGATTGTCAGCGAGTCCGCACCGTCAAGATCATCGACGATCTGCGCGAGCCGCGCACGGTTAAAGACGAACGTTGTCGCCGTGCCGTGCTGAAGGTCAGGGTTGAAGCCGTCGACATCATACTCCGCGCCGTTATTCGTTCTGAGTGTCATCCTGCTTCGCCTCCTTCTTCTCCAAAACCCGCTGAACAGATTCGAGCATCAGGATCGCGCCGAGAACCAAATCGAGGTTTTTCCTGCCGCAGACCGTTACCTGTTCGAGACTGTAAATTATGTTCTGCACCATCTGAGCCGTTGTAAAAAGCCCGCCGCCATACTTTATGGCGTTATTGCTTTTCGTGAGGGCTTCGTCAATTTGTTCGAGGTCATTTTTCAAATCGTCCATAGGCCCTCCTAATTAAGAAGAATAGCCGAGGTAGTGTATAGTGTCCGTCTCCTTTGAAACGCTCTTGACATAGCCGAATTGCCTTGCGCCAGCAACCGTTGAACCGTCGAAGGAAATGGCGATATTTGATTGAGTGCCTGTGCTGACGCTTATGCTAGTTACGATGTCCGTTTCTTTCCACTTCAAGTTGTGTTCCAAGAGTCGAACGTAGCTATTGCAAGTTAAGCCGCCGCTGCCGACTGTAAGCTGCGAGGCATCCAACGCGCCAGCATTTGCGAGGACGGTTTTGATGCTCGATGTCGTGACGTAACCGTCTAAGTTGATCTTGCTGGCTTGAATCGTCACGGCTTCGGCTGACTGGTTGATCGCTGAGATAACGCCGTTCTTTTCGACCTTCGTTGAAATGCCTTGCGCGTTGACCTGTATTGCGGCTGAGTTACTTGAAATCCCTTGCGTTGTCGTCACTTGTTCCGTCGCCAGTATTTCAACCAAAGACTTCTTAGCATCAACCTCAATACCCGCAGTCCGCAGACGGTTTACAAAGTCATTCTTGTCGATATACGCGCCGTAGGTATCGTCGTAGACCATCGTTTTCATAGCGGCATACGCATCGCCCACTTCGACCGTCGCGGACGTTTCGCGCCATACGGCAATGTCCTCGTCCTCAAGGACGGTGATGTACTTATCGTGATGTTCAAGCCGCTCGACGTTCTGCGCGATGCCACTAGCATTTCTCCGTGCTGACGATGAGTTGCCTTTGCTTCGGCTGTCCGCGCTGTTTGCGGTAGCCTGTGCCTTTGCCATGCGCTGGGAGAGGTCAGCGACCTCGTTCGCAAGCGTTAGCGTGACGTGTTCAGGCTCGCCGTACACATCCGCATAGTCTATCGCGGTAATCCATTCCTCGACCGTCACACCGTAGGCTGGCAAGGCAAGCCTGAACTTCTTCCCGATGGTAAACGAGTCAAGGGTCTCACCTGTCGCCTGTGACAGATCCACGGCATCCAGCTCGATGGAGATGGACGGCTCCTTGCGCTTCTTCAGCCATTGACGCGCAAAGCGAAGGGCCTCTTCTTCTTCGCTCTGTTCATCAATTGGCATATACTGTTCGACAACGCCATAGGTTGAAACCGTGTCAGCGTCGAGGTAGTCGTTCGGCAGACCGTAGGCGTATACGCGCGTGCAGAGGTCAGAATCGTCGTAGGATACCCGCGCAGACGTAAGGTTGCGGGACAGCCGCCCCTCTGCCTGTACCGTCGAGCTTTTTGCAACGATGTTCAGTTTCCACGGCAAGGATGACTGATCCGTCGTGATGATGTAGTCGCTCAGTTGATCCATCATCTCGGTCAGAAGGTCGAGCGCGGTCGAATCGCCCGGTGTCAAATAGATCGTATCCGTCGCCGCTACCGTGCCGACCGACCACAGCGTCTGCTTGCTCAGAAACTCCGTCAGCCATTCTCGCGGGGTTTTGCCCTCTTCTTCATCGCCGCGCAGGATGGTGTCGTTGAGGCTGCACAGCCCATGTTCAAGGGTCATGCGCTGTTCGTCGCTGTCATAGGACATTTCGGACTGACTGACTCTGAATATACCGACCGAGCCGTGGATCGTGAAAAGCTCGATCCAGCTCCGCATCGGGATCACAGCGTCCTGCATCTCGATGGTCATATCGGCTGTACTGACCGGGTCTTGCGTCAGGTTGATCGAAAGCCCTGACGGATTCAGCCGCTCCGTCTCCTGCATCGTCGCGGGGTTTAAAAGGCGGGGCATTAACACATTGCTCACAGGTACAGCCCCCTCACCTTAAACGTGACCGTCGAGCTGACGTTTGTCGTAAATGAACAGCGGGAGAACTTGGAGAACGGTATCATCAGGTCATCATGGCTCGCCGCCGTCCGCTTATTCAGCAACGACGCGCCTGTGTCCATGCGCTCAATGTGAAGGGTGTTGCGCTCGTCGTAGTAAAGGCCGAGCGTTTTGCCGCTGGGGATGGACAACCCCGACAGGATGATCGATGTATTGCCCGCCGTCAGCGTTGCGCTGGTCAGCGTGCCTGTCGGTTTCACCTCAACCTCGACATAAGGGTCAGCCGCCGCACCGGGGGCGTAAAGGTTGCCAGCGTTCGACGTGCCGCTCAGGATCAGCGTCGTCGGGGTTTCGTCCTGCCAAAACGGGTTATCAAACGCCGTGAGAGACAATGACAAGCGGCCTGTCCAACGGCTGACGGACTGGACGGTCGGCGGTGTCGTGCAAATAACCGTAAGCCGCCGCCCCGGCTTATCGTCCACAGTCAGAACGCCGCCCGACATCGCCCACGCCGTCACCCGGTCTACAATGGACTGACGAAGCGCGGGGTTGTATTCATGCACCTCAAAGAGGATGGTCACCGTGTTCTGCCCGACCTTCTGCCGCAGCATACGCTCGCCGTTGTGCCGCGCGTGTTCCGCAGTCTGCGTGTCGATCGACGGAGTTGTATAGGAGATGTCCTGCACAACGATGGCGGGGTCAATATCCTGCAGACCTATACCGTCGAGCCAAACGCGCGAGCGGGGTTCTACCCTTTGCAATTCTCTAATCATGCAAGAACAAACCTCCCCGCCCGCGCCTTGCGCTCAATCTCTCTTGAAACCGTCTCAGCCGTAAGCCGCCCGACGCGCTCCTTGTCCATGATGACCGCCATGCCCTCAAGCGAAGACTTGACAGCAGATGCGAGTGCGGATGCGCTGATTTGCTGACCGCCGCTGCGCCACGCCGTGGCATCGCGCTTATTCAGAACAGCCTCGCCTTCATGCAGCCTTGCGAGATACCCGTTGTTCGGGATGTAGTCGATGCCCGCCGCTTGGTTGTTCCACATATCATACGAGCGCAGGACATCGCCCATGCTCGTCGAGCTGTGCAAGCCGTACGTATTGTCGGAGTTTGGTAAACCGTTAGCATTCAATCCTGCCGCGCCAGCCAAAAAGTCCTGCACGGCAGCGAGCGCGTTCGCTGCCCAGCTCACAACATCCTGCAAAGCTCCTGTGACCGTATTGATCGCGCTCACCCATACAGGCTCACCGAATACGGACGAGAAGAACGTATTCGCCCATTGCAACGCCGCATCAGCCGCACTGCTGATTGCATTCCACGCATCCCGTATGGCGTAGAGAACCGTCTGCACCCATTCGGGCAAGGTCGGCACGACCTCTTCGAAAAAGGTATTTATCGCGCTCTTGACCCAGTCCACTGCGGACGAAATGCTGCCCCACGCATCGCGGATTCCGCCGAGGACGGCCTCAACCCATTCAGGCATCTGAATATCAAGCTCGCCGCTGAAGAACGCCGTTACAGCCTCTTTGACAGCGGACACCGCACCCGTGATGTTGTCCCATGCTGTTTTGACCTTCTCAAGCGGGCCTTTCAGCCATTCGGGCGTATCGTCCGGGATCTCGCCAGTTTCGAAGAATTCGGCGATTTTCTCCTTGGCGGTCTTTACTCCTTCTCGGACTTTATCGAACTTTTCTTCTATCGGGGCAAGATTGTCAGCGAGCGACTGCATCCCCTCTTTGGCCTGTGCCAGCTTGTCAGCCGTCCACTCGCTCAATGCCTCTTTCGCTTTACCAGCCCACTCTTTGACCTGTTTCCAGTTTGTGGCAAGAACAAGTGCGACCCCGGCGAGGGTCTGAACGGGTGCGAACAGCAAGCCGAGGACGACAGCAAGCGCACCCAGCGCAGCGATCTGCTCCGGGCTAGCACTCGACAGGAAGTCGGAGAACGCGCCAGCAAGCTCCGTCACCGTTTCAACGGCAAAGCCGCTGACAACATCCCATATGTCACCCAAGAACTCCGCTATATTGCTGATGTAGCCGCTGAGTGTCTCGCCGTTCTCATTGATCCAGTTGAAGAAACCCTGAACACCATCCAGCACGATATTGCCGAGGTTGTACAGGTGCAGCGCGAATTGGTGGAAAGCGTCCTGCACGTTCTCCTGCGTTGCAAAGTTAATGACGGCCTCAAAGATGCCCGTCAGCGGTTCGAGCAGCGAATAGCCGAGCAGATTGCCTAGCCCGCCCGCGACGCGCTTAAGGTCGTCCAGCGTATCGCCAAACTTCACGCCAGCGTCGATCATGCTGTCCGACATGACGAAGCCGAGCCGCTCCGTATTCTTGCGGAGATCGTTCATCGCCTCGGACGAGGTATTGAGCAGCGGCATCAGGGTCTGTCCGTTTTTGCCGAACAACTGAATAGCAAGAGCGGACTTCCTCGCGCCTTGTGGCATCCGCTGGAACGCATCCACAACAGTCTCGAACGCGCCCTCCTGAGACATCCCGGCGAGGCTATCCCATTGGAGACCCAATTGTTCAAACGCCTCGACAGCCGAATCAGACCCGCCGAGGATGGCGCTGTTCAGGGTCTTCATGCTCACGCCCAAGCTGTCGATAGAAGCGCCGCTTTGGCTGAGTATATAATCCCATTGCTGGAATGCTTTGCGGCTGATGCCGAGAGCCTGAGACTGTTTATCAATGCGGTCTGCGGCCTGTGCGGTAGTGTTGGCGAGGTTCATGATACCGTCTGCCGCCTTTTTGACTGCCGCGACGGTGAACGCCGCTTTCAAAGCGGTCTTGATACGCCCAAAGGACTTTTCAAGATTTGCAGCCAGCTGGTTGCCGCTTGTTTGCGCCTTTTTGATGCCCTGTTCATAGTCTTTCGAATCAAGGGTAAGCGTGGCGGACAACGCCATTAGATCCATTTAGTCACCCCCTCCCCAGCGGGATATGAGCGTATTGTAGATATCGTCCCCGGTCGGATCGTCCTGCTTCTCCTCGTTAAGCTCCGCCCACGATGGGAATGGGTACTCCTCGGAGATCAGCTTGCCGACCGACCAAAGAATCTGCGCCGTGTAATCCCGCCAGTTTCGGCGGTCGAACTCGTACTGCATGGCTGACACCAGCATCTGCATGACAGGAGGTGCGCCGTGATGGTAGACCTCGCGGATTACTCCGTCTGCTCCTCCGAGCCTGACTGCATAAAAAAATCAATGAAGTCCTTATCCAGTAGGCCCCGGATGTCTTTGATGGTCTGCATACCTTTCTGCGCCAGCACCTCGTCGACGGACTTGTTCGTCATCGCCGCGACGATCTGCGCCGTGTCGGGAAGGTTCTTCTCATCCAGCAGCGCGGGCGTAATCGCCGCGATCAGTCGCGTGACCTGTTCAAGCATCGTGCCGTCGCCGTTTCCGCTCCGAAACTCAGCAAAAGACTGGAGCGCGGAGATGATCCGTTTGCTCTTGCCGAGCCGTTCGACAGGCTGGGCGATGGCGCACAGCGTCCGGGCGAGTTCAACCGTGTTCATCTCAGATAATTTCATACGTTCTCCTCTCTATAAAAAGAGGGGGAGAGATGTCCCTCCCCCATTAAGTCGCGCCAGTTGCGCCAGACGCTGCGGGTTCGAAGATCAGGATCTCGAACGGCGCGGTGTCGTAGTCATCGAGGTTGTCCTGATACGGATGCAGCTCAAGCGGGTAAGTAGCCTCGCCCTTGTCCGTATAGGAAACCGTGAAGTCAGAGACGTTCAGCGCGTTCTTGAACGCGATCAGCATCACGCCGCCGTTGTTCAGGTCGGTGGCAAGCACGAGGTTGTGCAGATAGTCGCCAGTCTGAATCAGCGTGCGCGGGGTGATCGTGGTCTTCTCGCCGCTGGTAACGCTATCCGCAGCCGTCAGGCCCATCTTGATGTTCTTCGGTGCGAACTCAATGAATGTAAAATTGAGGGTCGCGTCGACGCTGTCGGTGATGGTGTCGCCGACGTAGCGGTAACGGAGGCCGTCAGCCTCGATCTGCCGCATCTCGCGCGTGGTTGTGAAGCTGCCGCCGCCGCGCGTCATTCCCATGCACTTCGTCTCATCGGCGAGCGCATTAACAAGTGCGGTCTTCAGCGCTTCGGTAGTGGTGATATTCGAATAATCGAAGTCTTTGAACAGCGCACCGACGTTCAAGAGGACGTGTTTAAATCCCTCGGCCCGTGCAGCTGTAATCATGTTTGCTACAGGCATTGTCTATTCTCCCTTCGTTAGGTTCCGGGCGTGTGCAGCGCATTGAGCTGCAGACTGATGTATGCGATGCGGATGTCGGGGTTGGACGCGTCGTGCATAATCTGAACGAGCGGCGTGGACGGACGGATCACGACACCGCTGTCCAGCACAACGCCCTCACCAATTGCGGACACGATATCCCCAGCCTTTTCGAGCAGAGCCGTGTTCGAATTGGTACGCATAAAAATCTGCGCATAGTGGGTCGCGTTGTACTGGTACTGCGGCTCGTTGTACAGATAGGTGATGTACGGAAGGGTCACGTCATCCGGGACGGTGTTCACCTCGTAGGCTGGCAGACCGAAGCCGGAGTAGAACGTATACAAGGCTGCTGCCGTGCTTGTCATGCCGGGATCACCCATTTCTCGGCGGTAACCTGCCCGATTTGGAAGGTCGCCCGCTCAGGTGTCTCGCTGTCGGTCACGTTCGAGGTAACACGGAAAATCGCGCCGTCCGATACGCGCCGGAAGACATCATGAAAAGCGAGCGCCGCGCCCTTGTAGACGGTGATGGTGTACAGCTCCGTTACTCCGTCTTTCTCGGCAATCCGGGCTTGCATCGAGGTGTCTTTTACGATGGCTGCGGTAAACGCCGCTCCGTCGACCCACTCGTATGTGAAGCCGCCCAATCCGTCCGGCACGCTGCGCTTGTCCATGAGGACGCAGGATGTCATATACTCGTCAATCAGGCTCATTCGCTGTACACCTTCCTCCACTGCGCCAATGCGGATTTCGGCACTCCGTACCACGTACCCGCTGGCATTCCGTCTGTCGCATCCGTCGCGCCCTTGGTGTACGAGTAGCCACCGAACGATTCGGACGTGTAGGGGCTGTTCAGCGCCTCGCCGTGCGTCGTCATCCATTCGGACGCGCTCGCCGCGATTTCAAGCACCGCTTTCGGCGGGTACATCGCCCAAATTTCCCCGGTGAACGTCTCTGCATAGAGGTCAGCCGCCGCCGTGTCATCGTCGTTTCGGATGGTCTCGCCGTAGGTGTATACGCCGTCATTCAGCGCGGAGCCTTTGATCCTGAACCGCTGCCCGGACAGCAAAAACGGCAGTTCAATGCTGCCGCCAGTGATGGTGTACGTGCCAGCGTGGATCATCTGCTCATGCGTTGTAGGATGGCGTTCGAAGTAGTTATGCAAGTGAGCGCAAAGTTTTTCAAGCATCCTTTTTCACCCGCTTTCGGGTGGCCTTGATCTTTTCAATCAACGGACAGCCGATTTTGTTCTCGAAGGACATAAGCTCATTGATTCGATCAGTCCCGACCTTTACGCCGTCGCGGGGAAAAATGTCGCCCACTTCGTAAATGTGATTTCCGTCCTGCAAATCCATAAACCGAACAATTACCCTGTACATATTTCCCTCTCAATCAGCGTATTGCACATGACGCAGCATATGCCCGCAGTTTACGCGCGTATCTGTGTAAATCGGTATGCCCGATTTTTTACACGCCTCGCAGAAATACAGGTCTTCTGAAAGCATCCGCTTGTTTGAGTAGTTGACCCAGTCGTACCACGGATAGGCGATCCTTCTGAAAACATCCGTCCTGATCAACGCGCAGCCCATGCCGCCGCCGTGAATACGAACTTTAAACTGTCCTTGTTCTTTCAGCGTCTTTAATTCTTCGGCTGTGTACTCACTTTCGAGCGGATAATTGAAGTGAGGAACGCCATTAGAATCTAGCAGCTTGCAGACACAAGTCCTTCCGCGATAGATGTTGTCCGAATCCCTGTGTGCATAGAAACCAAGACACACATCTTTGGCATCGTCCATCAGATTGATTAGCGCGTCCTTCGGCAATACGACATCGTTGTCCACCATCAGCACATAATCACTCTGCTTGTCCAATGCCATCTGTGCAATTCGGTTTCGCGCCGTGGCACAATCATAGCCCCTCACGTATTCAAACGAGGCATCATGCCCCGACACGTCCAAATCATAAATAGACTTGAACGTGTCAGGGTAGATGTTTTCAAACGTTGGGACTGCAATCAGAAGCCTCATTCATCAGGCCCCAGTCGCGCCAGTCGCTCCACCCGCTCCGATGGTGACATTGGCGATGCCGTCGAGATACTCGGCCCACAACTTCATGCCCATCAGCGCATAAGTCTCGCCGACGGCGGTGCTGTAGTTGCCCTGTACATGGAAGCCGATCAGGTTGGTTTCGCCCTGAGTCGTATACTGCAGACCGAGGCGGGCAAACTCAGAATCGCCCGGATCGACATAGTACAGGTCGATGTTCTCAACCGGGGTGGCGAGGACGGTATTGCGGGCCACGTCCGGCGCGGAGAGCAGGAACAGGGTGGAATAGCCCATGAAGTTCTGCACATAGGTCAGACCAAACTGGGTCTGAACGGTGATCGGGGCAGCGCCGAGGTAGTCATAGAAGTCCAGCACGTTGCAGAAACCAACGACATCGGTCACGGACTTGCGAATGACATTAAATTTATTCAGAACCAAACCCTTCGCTTTCGCGAGAGCATCTTGGAAAGTGCTCGCGCTGCCAGTCAACGAGCCAGTATTGAGGAACGTGTAGAACTTCGTCAGCACGTTCGTCTGCAGCTGGTTTAGGAAAGCATCATCGCTCTTCTCGACAGCGATCTCCGCGCCGTACTTGCTGACATCTTCAATCGGGACAGCTTTCGCATATTTCTCGATCACAACATCAGCCTTGCCAGCCTGAACAATCGTCGCCTTGGAATACGGGATCACTTCGCCGGGATCAACGCTTCCGCTCTCAAGCGCGACAGAGGCGGTGTAGGTGATCAGGGTAGAGCCGGGAGCCTTGCGGATCGGGCGCATGATGCCCATGATATTGCGCAGAGCATCCCAGTTGTCGCCGAAGCGGGTTACAAATTCAATCTCACGAGCGGTAACGTTCGTATAAACGTTCGGCAGAGAGTCGCGGGGGTTGCTCAAAGTTTCAACATTCGTTGCAGCCATTGTTATTATTCTCCTTTCGCTTGTGCCTCAAGATTTGCTTGAATGGCGTTAATGCGTTCCTGTGTGCTGTGTACGTATTTGCCGTGCTCGTCTTTGCGGAAGATCTCTTCGCGGGTCATCTTCGTGCTGCCCTTGCCCTGAGGCGGGGTCTGCACGTTCGCGCCGCGCGTCGAATCCGTCGCGATGAAGTCAGACCATTCGGCCTTGATGCTTTTGGTCAGGTCTTCGACGTTCTCGATTTTGCCGTCTTTGACCTTTGCCGCTTCGATATCCGCGACCTTCATCACGCTGTCAATGCGCTTTGCGTCAACACCGCACTCCCGCAGGAGTTCACGGTACAGGCTCCGCTTTTCAGCGGTCGCCTTTTCGTTTGCGACGGTTTTCTTGTACTCGTCGAAATCCGCGTGTTCTTTCTCGTATTTCGATTTGTAATCGTCGCCGTTGGTGTTCTTCAGATCGTCCAATTCCTTTTGGACATCCGTCAGCTTTTGCTCGAGTTCATCTGCCTTCTTGCCCTTTTCTTTCAAAGGGTTGACTGTTTCCAGATGATCTTCGATGATTGTTTCGACCTGTTCTTCGGTCAGTCCCATTGCTTTAAGTTTGGAACGAGTAATGGACATAAGTTGTTTTCCTCCTGTCTGTTCTTCGGGGGCTGTTCCTCGCCCCAGAGGTTGTATAAAAACAGCACCCCGATTCTTTGGGATGCTGGTTTTATTTGGTTATCCGCGCTTTAGCTCGGATTCGAAGATGTATTTGTATTCGTCGGTATGCTGTTCGATTGCGGGTCTCAGGAAGGGCCTCGGATGCACGAAACTGTGTCCGATGCCGCGCCCCTGTGTCGCTCCGTTGTGCATCCACTCAGGCGGCGGCACGAAGTACGGGCCTGTGCCTAGTTCAACATACGGCGCGTACTCGACATTACTACCGATTGCAACGGCCTTTTCTGCGGGATCAGTCTGATGTGTGATATCTCCACGCAGTCGGCCTGTATCCACTGGGCAGATGTCTTTTGCATAGGTTTCGGCCTTGCCGCCGATGATTTCTAGCCAGCGCTCTACTGCGGATTCGAGCGCGCTCAGTGCTTCATCGGTGTTGTCCGTTACTCTGACGCTGCTCATTGTTTGCTCCTTAACCAGTCATTAAAATCGCTGTCATCGCGGAAGTTTGGATAATCAGGGTACTCATACCCCAGCGAACAGCGGCAGTTATAGACGAGTGAGGGATCAGCGTTCGGGTCACCCGGTTCCATGATCTCCATACCATCAACTACAAACGGCTCGTCAACGTCGACTACTTGCCCGTCGAGTTCGGCGTGAGTGTCGCGTGTTCGGCTGTCCTTCGTCGCGATCCATCGTTTGCGGACTTTTATTCCCATATCCTGCTGCTTGTGCATCGCTTCAATTCTGCCGATGTTCTGCGCCGCCGTCATAGCCGTTCGTGCATATAGGGTCGTTGCAACGAGCGATGACATCCCTGTATCACGCGCAATACGGCTTGAAAGTTGCGGGATGCTTTCGCCCTGTATGATGCCCTGTGTCACGCTGTTCGATATCTTTCGGCGGTTCCACGCCTTGTCTTTTCTGCCGTTAATTATTCGCCTCGGCAGGAGTTCAGGCTGGTCTTTCAGGAGCTTTTTGACTGTGCTTTCATCGTACAGATTAAAACTAATCGTGTACTTCGACCCTTTTTCAACGCGATAGTTGATGTAATTGGCGTTCGCTGCAAAAACGTTAACACGCTCGTCGTTCATGATCTGTGCGGCTTTCTTGTTCGCGTTCGTCAGAACATCGGAGATCGCGTCACGCTTTTCCTGCCACACAGCCCCCTGAAACACCTGTCCGCGCAGCCATGCGTCATAATCCTCCTGAGCTAGCTTACCAGCCTTTACGAGTTCGCGCAGCCGCTTGTCCTTTTCAAGATGCCGCAGATTGAAGTCCCGCAGCTTATTGGTTATGTCCTTTTGTGCCTCTCGATAAACGGCTCTCAGGCGGCGCTCCATACGCCGCACAGCCGCCTCGGTCGCAAGCTGTCCAGCGTCCATAAGCCCTCCTTACGTCACCACGACCTCGCCGTCGTTAAACGCAAGCGAGTTGCCCGGCGTGCCGTTGTCGATGTTCACCGTGTCATCTGCCATTGTGACCTGTACGTTGTCGGCGTTCGGATCAATCGCAAGCTCGCCGCCCCTCATGGAAACGCCCTCGACAGATCCGCTCTCCCACCACTCATACAGCCACGTCTCCTCGCGGATGATCGGCACAGGCGGCTCAACGTCAGCCCCGGCAATCGCCGCGAGGTAGAACTCCACGCGCGTGATCGGCACAGGGAATGACGAGCCAGCGCCAGCAATAGCGGCGAGGTACAATTCAATGCGGGTGATCGGTGTTGGCACGTCGGTCGTTCCGTTGAGGATCGCATCGAGGTATTTCTCAATGCGGGTGATGGGTGTCAGCGTGTTCGTCGCGCCGTCTACGATGGACGCAAGATAATGCTCGATTCGAGTGATTGGCTCCATCAGCTACCACCTCCCACGATGACCTCGCCCGTGTCATTGTCGAACGTGATCGTCGCAACCGATGCAGCAGCCGCTTCAGCCCGCGCCGCCGCAGCTAGAATCTGCGTCAGGTAGGTCTCCTGCGGTGTCGGCAGGTCTGACGTTGAGATGTTCTCGATGCCGCCGGACACTTTGACCGGGATCACCTCGGATGCCAGCACGATATCGTCAGAGCCGGAAGAATCCACAAGCACGACCTGTGCCGTGCCGTTTCTCTGATAGTCGAGGTCGTAGGCCGTGACCGTCCAAGACAGCGTAGAGCCGCTGACGGAAGTCTCCGCGATATAGTTGACGTAGTTCTCGGATTTATGAACCAGCAGTTGCGGGGTCGCAGTCGGGTACTTCTCCAGCATCTCGGAGATATCAAGCTCCACCGTCCGCGCGTTCTGTTCGTTGGAGTACCCGATCCAAATCACGGAAGGAAGTGCGCTCATTGTTCAAACACCTCCTCCGTCTCTTCGGTCGTGAATCTGCCGCCGCCCTCCGCATCCCGCTTGGCGAGGATGTCCGGGATCTCATCGTCCGTAACGTTCGGCAGTTTGCGCAGCAGCGTTTCGGTGTCGAGGTACTCGGCTTCCATCATCACAAGCTGCGCTTGCTCGAGCTGGTTAGTGATGCGGTTTCGCTTGAAAATCGGCGTATCGTCGATCCCGATCAGCCGCAGGATCGCTTGCACGCACTCGATGATCTGATACTCAAAGTCGTCGGCCTGTTCGTCCATCGGCTGGTACATTGCTTGAATCTCTGTGGCGGTTTTCTGCCCTGCGGAGAAAGAAACGGTGTCCAGCCCGCCGAAGTCCTCATAAATGCGCGAGCGCATCATTTCGAGATACGCCTGACGTGACGTTGTCGGCAGCTCCTGCGTGTACGGTGTGACGCGCCCCTCAGTCGTGTCCGCGACGGCGATGTGCTGCAGCTTCAGGCGATCCCTGAACCGCGCCATGTCCGCATCGGTCATACCGCCGTAGTTTTCCAGCAGCCAGTAAATCTGCGCACAATCCTCAAGGTCGTTCGCGAAACCGGAGCAAATCAGGTCGTAGCTGTCGATCTGCTGCTGCATACCAACGAGCGTGGACTGATGAAGCCTCGATCCCCACAGCGGAACGATCGGCAATGCTCCGTAGTTGTCTCCGCCAATAACCTCGGGCGTATCGTCTGCAGGTACAATCCTCACGCGCTCTCTGTAAGGCCGTTTTTCTTCGACTATTTCAAGGTTTGATCCGCTTTGCGCCCTGAAGGTAGTATATCCGTCCTCCTCGTAGAAAACGGCTTGCAGTGGCTTCTGAGGGTCTATACGCCAGTACCGAACGCCAGCCCTCAATGCCCCGGTCTCCTCGTCCCACAGCGGGGCAAACTCCGTCAGCGGGAAAACGTGGACACGGTCGACGTTGAAGAACACGAAGGAAAGTCCGTGGATCAGCGCGAGCCGACCGCCTTCCATGATGCGAGTGTCGAAGTCGATGCCCAGCTTCTCTTTTACGCCCTCGTTATTGAACGTGATGCCATTACCGAGCGAATAGGTCGCCCGCTGGGTGTTCAGCCTGTTGAAGAAGTTAGATGCGAGCTTGTTGTTCGATGCGGTGTAGTCCTGAACAGCCAAGCCCGACAGCGTGTACATTTTCTGCACGTACTCGTTGATGGTTCTGTTCTTTCGCCTGTCGTACAGATCAGCGTCCTGTGCCGTCTGCACCATAGACGAGGCGTTGTGGTCGGAGATGAGCCGAGACAAGAAAACGGCTGTATTGGTCTCCTTTAGATAGTCCTGATACGTTATCAAATCGGTTCACCCCCTTAAATAAACGGACTGATATAGTCCTCGCCGCCCCTACGGTCGTAATGCCTCGCCACGCACGCCGCGCTGTCCGGCGCGTCATCGTGCTCCGCATCCTCGGTGTAGCTGAGAATCTGCGCCTGATACGCCTTGTCCGTGCCAGTCAGAAAAACGACATTGCCCCACCATTTGCGGAGAAACGTGCTGATCTTCAGGTGTTTGTTCATGTGTTCCGGGTACGCCCTTGCGCTGTACCCACGCCGCTGGATTTCTTTCGCAAGATATCCTTTGTCGGCGTTCGTCTCACACAGGATCGGGGCGCACAGCAGCCGCTTCGCCTCCTCGATGCAAGTGTCGAGGACGGTATCAACGTGCCTGTGCCACAACCGCCCATAGAGGTACAGCGTGTCGCCTTGCCTTTTGCCGATGGTCAACGCCGTGAAGTCCTCGCCGCCGTAGGCTGCGTCGATGTGCGCGATGCCGTCGCGGAACAGCGTTTCATCGTCCGTGTATTTCGGGTACGTTGTGAACAGCGCACCCTCTGCCGCCACCCATAGTCCGTTGATGTAGCGGTCATAGAGGACAGTCCCGGCGTATTCCTTCTTCAGGTTATCGACGAACTCTTTATCGAGGAAAGGGTTATCGTCTATCGTGTAGGACTGCTGATAGATGTCAGCATCGCTTTGAAGAAACTCATAGCACCAATGTTGCGGCGAGTCCGGGTTGCAAGTACCGTCGAATCGGCTGTATGGCCTGTCAAGACGGCTCTTTAGCATATCGAACACATCGGGATGCCACGTTACAACCTCGTCGCCATAGCAATATTTGATCGACGAACCACGGATGCGGTCAACGTGGTTTGAAGCGTCCGCGCCCAATACGAAGACGCGCTCGCCGAACATGATGCAGGAGTTGTCGCTAGAAAGGTTGCCGATGCGGTTCGGGCCGTACATCTCCTGCATCGGGATCAGGATGTTACGCTTTGCTGTCTCGCGTGTGTTGGCTAGGATTACGTTCAGGCCCTCTTTGCCCTTGCCATCAATCAAGCGGCGAGGGATAAGAAAGTAGTCCATATAGGTCTTGCCGCTTCGGGTTGCACCGCACTTGAAGTTCCAACGATGGTTTGCCTCTCGCCAGTATTCGAGTTGCTTCTTACTGCCGGGCTGCATCGTCCCACCTCTTTAGCATCTGCATCAGCGGGTCATCCGCTTCAGCAACCGTCGCAACAGGCTTATCACGCCACAGATCCGGGCGGCGGTTCTTCAGCCAAAAAATCTGAGCGGTAACGTCCGGTTGAACGTGCTTGGTGACCTTCTTAACGTGCTTGCGCTGTCCGTCTGCGGTTTCGTGTATCTCCGTGGTCGTTTCTTCGTAGTCGTAGCCAAGGGCGCGTCTGAGCAACGCGCTCTCAACCTCGTTGTCTATGGGCGCAAAGCCTCTTTTTAAGGCTTCGGAAAATTCGCTGAATCTGTTTTTCCAGTCGCACAGCGTAGCTATATGAATACGCATATTCGAGGCTATCTGCTCTTCTGTCAGCCCTTGCCTCGCCCATCCTTCAATTCGAGTAAGGCCGTCTTTCGTCAGCCACTCTTGATACTTATTAGGTCGCGCAATCGTGAATCACCCCTTTGCCGCTTCTCTATGGTAACGGTCGTACATTTTCAGTAGTCTTTGCATTCGGTAGATGTATTTTCTGAGGTCACGCGCTTGCCGTTCGCCCTTGGCTGTTTTAAGCTGATCTTTGGCTTGGTGAATCTGCATGAGGTGCTGTTCTCGAGCCGTCATCGCTCGTTAAGCCCCAGCACATCCCGCACGTATTCGCGTTTCTGTTGCAGGAACAGCTTTTGCATACTGGCGAACGATTCGCGTCCACAGAGGCGGCTCCCTTCTGTGGTCTGCATGATAGCCTTGAAGCACTCTGCGCTGCCCGGTTTTGTCATGGCCTCGGTCGGCTCGGTCATGTCTCCGTTGACCATGTGACAGATGTTGTACGTATTTGGCTTAAAACCGTCCAAATCTTCTACGCCACAGCAAGTGAGGGAATCCCCCATCGCTCGCAAACGATTCTCTCCTGCGTAGAATACGAGGCCGTTACGGTGGCATTCTTCGCGTAGCTTCTCAAAGTCAGCGCGGAGTAGAGCTTTTGGCTGTACCCAGTCAGACCCGCAACGGACAAGACCCGGTTTTTTCTTGATGAATTTCATGCCCTCGAATATCAGGCCGTGAGCGCCAGCCTCCTTAAAGCGCGGTATGTTCGCCATTACGTCTGCGAACACATCATGCACATACGGCTGAATCCGAACATTCACCCGCTTCGCCTTCGCCGCGAGTGTTCCGATGATCTTGAGGCGTTCTTCAAAGGTCGGCGCTCCGGGTTCGAGCGCGTCGTACTTTGAGCAGACCGCGCTGACTTGCATTACGATGTTGCCCTTTTCGATCAGCGACAAATACGGCTCTTCGATGCACAGCCGCCCCTTGGTCGAGATGATTGTCGGGTACTGTTCATCCGCAAGCAATTTGAGGCAAGGAAGCGTACGTTTCATACTCTTTTCGCACGGTTGAAAGGGATCGCTTACCCCCCCCCAATGCAACGGAATGGCCCAGTCACACCACGATACTACCTTGGATTTCTGCCCTGACAAGAACCGCTGAAGCGCCACGACGGATTCTTTCGGCTTTATGACTGCGATGTCGTTCTTGCGCTGTACAAAGCAGTATTTACAGCCGTGTGAGCATCCTTCGTAGGTGTCGAAACGGACAGGAAGGTCGCAGAACCAGCATTGAGATCCACAATCAGGCAACTTCTCCAGCCTCCCTTATGATCAGGTCGCAGAACCGATCCTTTCCGTTTTCGGCAATATAGTCCTTGATCGGTGCTTCATACTTCTTGTCGAAGGTAAGCGTCATTGAGAACATATTGCTATCCAGCGAGCCTTCGCCTGTGAGCGAATCGCCCATCGCATCGAGAAAGCTGTTCGTTGTGAAGCCAAAATCGAAGCCCTCGAAGTCCAGCCCTTCAAGCTCTTCTTCGAGCCGTTCAAAATCCCACCCGGAGATTTCAGCGGTCTTGTTATCGAGTAGCCTGTATTTACGCTTCATTTCGTCTGTAAGGCCGTCCTTCACCACGACCTCACAATCTACCCAGCCCAGTTGTTCGAGCGCCCTGTGGCGCGTGTGACCCGCTAAAATCACCATGTTTTCATCGACAACGATTGGCGCACAGTATCCGCATTGTCTGATACTCTCTGCAACCGCCGCGACCGCCTCATCATTTCGGCGTGGGTTGTTCGGGTAGGGCTTAATATCCGCTACCCTGACCTTCGTTAGCTCCATAACCTTCTCCTCTCTTTTGCTCCTCTCTGATCGCCGCCGCTCCCACCTCTGCCCCCATTCGGGTCTAGGCGACACCCGCAAGACCGGGTGAGAGGAGGAACCCGGCAGCACCCCAAACATCTCTGACGGGAGATGCAACAAAAAAGCGACCCCATCTGGTCGCCTTCTTGCATGGTATCATCATAGCAGAAAAAAACTGTCATGAACTGTCAACTTGTCTTTTCCTGCTGCTCTTTTTCAAGCCGTTCATACTGCGCCATGAATGCCTCGAGCGCAGCCCGGTGAATCCTGTGGCTGGTCGGCTCGCTGATGTGTAGCGCATCCATCACGTATATCCACCGCTTGCCGTCGATATACCGCAGATCGAGCAGCGTTCGCTGATCAAGATCGTCCACCGCATCGATAGCGTCCTGAATCCTGTACCGGGTAGCGTTCAGTCTATCAATGCTCGCATCGAGCTGCCTTTCGAGGTCGATCTTCGTGATCATCGCCGTTTCGATCCTCGACTGGTCGCCTGATCCGCTGACCCTTTCGCCGCTCATCGAAGGCGTGGAGCGTGTAGCTGAATCCATCAGGTCATGCAGCCGCTCCCACTTTTCAGCTACGATCCTGTTCAGCTTGCGGAAATCAGTCAAGATGCGCTTTGCCTTATACGCTTCGTCCGTCAACTAATCACCCCATAACTTGCGACTAACTTGCGACTAACTTGCGACTTAACGCCCGGTACTCCCGAAACCGCCGATTCCCCTGTCCGTCTCATCCAGTTCGTCGACAGCTTCAACGTCAACGTACAGGCAAGGACAGACAATGAGCTGGGCGATCTTGTCACCCCGCTCGACGTAGTACCCGGCATCGCTCTCGTTGAACAGGCAGACGCAAATCTCGCCACGGTACGGTTCGTCTATTGTGCCATCGGTGCGGATGCCGTGGTGCACCATCAAGCCGCTTTTGCTGGCGATCCTGCCATAGGTGTTTGGCGGCAGTTTGATATGCACTCCGGTCTTGATGGTCACGGACTGTCGCGCTTCTATGTAAACGCTCTCCGGGCTTCTCAGGTCAAGGCCAGCGTCGGTTGGATGGGCGCGGGTAGGAAGAAAAGCATAGTCCGAAAGCATTATGTTCATACCGCATTCCTCCTATAGTGCAACGGTTGCAACAGCTCCTCTGTTGTCCACCCTTTTCTTCGCCTGTGCCATAGCGTTCTATACCCAATGCCTGTTACTTCGCTTATATTCGAAAGTGTCACGCGTTCATCGCCTATAAGCAAATATACCGTTTTTCGCTTGTTGTTCGCTTGTTCTTTCATAGTTGTCCATCTGCAATTCGACGGCTCATAGTTTCCAAAAACATCAACCCTGTCTATGCTTAAACCGTCTTGATAGTTGTTATTCATAGCCCACTTATAAAATGATTCGAAGCTTTTTCTCCAATCATCGCAAACCGTAATTCCCTTCAAGCCATAGTACCTATAATGTCCGTTTTTCTCGTTATAGCAACGTTCAATCATTTTTCTATAAATGTTATATATTCGTTTCCTCTGTCTTCGATTTCTGATTTCTTCTTCGCTTGGCTCATTCTTTAGCTTTTCATGGTTATACCCTAAAATTCTTTCAACAGCCATTTCTACTTTGTAGCAACCACAGCTCTTTACTTCTCCGTTTCTGAGCTTATCAGTTCGCACCTTCGTCTTGTTCCCACATTCGCACAGGCATTCCCATAGACAATGCCTGTCTTTACTGCCACTCGGCTTCTCAATCTTCTTAATTACCGTCAGCCTTCCAAAGCGCATTTGCGTTAAATCAATAATCTTCGGCACATTAATCACCCCTCGTCGAGTTTAATGTCCATCATGCACTCTCCTTCAGGGTGTAGCGGGCGTAAGTCACCCGCTCACCGTTTCGATTCTTTCTGCACTCCATCGTCTTCATGATCGGGTAGCCCGCCCGCCTCAAATCCCAAATCCTCGCTCCAAGCCGCATACACCCGAACTCGCGGAGCGCGTCCAGCGGCGTGATCGACCCGCACTCATTCAGGTATCGGAGAATCTTCTGTGTCTGTGTCATCGTTCTTCTCCTTCTTAAGTCGTTCGTCTTCAATCATCATCTCGTTCATCCAGTCTGATGCGTATACTGTCGGCGCGTTCCTGATGAGCGCCTCGGCGAAATTCAGACAGAACAGTTCCGTCATTTTCCGGGTGCGTACGAAAACATTGTCTCCCTCTATCGGCCTGTTCGCAAATCCTAGGTCAGCGATGTCCATCAACAGCGCGTCGGCATCAATTAAGCGCATCCTTCTGCTCCTTCTCATTCTCTTCAATCATATTCTCAATGATGAAAAACACTCGTCCAAGCAGTGCTTTTTGTTGGTCGCTTTTTGCGATTCTGTCAAGAGTAGAAAGTTTCTTCATCAATTTGTTCACATCAAAAGCTGTCGGCATCTCATCTATAACGTCAGGAAATCGGCAACACATCCGCGAACACTCCTCCGCATCCGCGCCGCATTCATCTCGACAGATTGCCAACTTCGTAGCGTCCGCATCAATCAGTCTTCCCACGGCACGACCTCCCTCTGCTCATCGGTCGGTTTGGCTGACCAGCAACGCCATGATATGCCGTATTCGATCGAATAGTTTCTTTTTTCTCCCAACCATGAGATATTCGGTACTCTGCCTTGAGTGTCTCCTGCTATCGCCGCATAAAGGCTTTTGTCTGATTTGCGTTCTAAGTAAACAGCCGTTTCTTCGGTTTGATGTGCTATCGCATCTGTTTCATCATATGTCAGCACCCTCGGCTCTTGATCCTTCAGCATCTTAAGTGCATCAAAAACGTAGTCCGCATATAACTCATGCTCCATGTGGTCGAATGCATCCCAAACTTTTTTGAGTCCTTCTATGACTTCCTCGCGTGAGGGATTCCAGCGGTCACTCATCGTCCACACTCCAGTCCTCAGGCACACCTTCGTATTCATAATTCTCACAATTTCCTCTGTCATCCAGACTGCACAGCTTGCCCTCGTTCTCATAGAGGAGATGGTTATCATATGTGTGATGGATACAAGTTTGGCATCCCTCTTTCCGTGCCATTGTCCGCAGATAATCCCGCTCGTTACACACGTTCTCCAGCGCCCATTCAAAGCGGTCGATGATGTCGGTCAGGTGCATGATGTAGTCAGATAGCATAAGTTCAGTGTATCCATACTCTTTGGCTTCCTCGTCTTTTGAAAACTTCATAGCTGCCGAATATGCTTCTTCAAGTTTTCCAGAATATGCAAATGATGATTCATTCGGCTCCGGCAGATCAGAGATCGTCTGCCCGCCCCTGTTCAGGGTTTTCTCGATGCGCTCGTCACAACTGTTCATACAATCATCCTCTCAAACATAAATCTTCGGCGGCGTTGGCATCGTCTCCGTCTGCGGCCTCCAAATGTGCAGACAGAACGGATGAAGATTCACATAGTCCGATTCGGCGGGATGATACTCGACTGCCACCTCATCGGGCTTGAAAAACATATCCTTGACAGCCGCCATCTCAGCCCATGTCGGACAACGGTTCGGCAAGGATACCGAAACATGATCCCAGCCGCCGCCCCAAGAAGCAATCACTCTAAGGTTTGATCCCTTTGAAACAGCAGGATTCACAAATGCCGACACGCCGTCCTCTGCCGTCCTTATAATCTGCACTCGTTGCGTATTTCTGAGCTCCTCAAGGCTTTTCATTTGATCACCCCTTTTACTTCGAGGTACTCATCGACCTCTTTCAATTCCGACCGCCATCGTGCGGCGTTTTTGCCAGCCAAACGGCTCTGCGCCCCTGTCGTTCCTCTCTGACGTTCTTCATATAGCTCGATCCTTTTCAGGCATTCCTCGCGCCGTTCCCGCGCATCCTTGATTGAATTGCGCCAGTTCAACTTCGATGCGTGAGGGATAGGCTTTTTGATCTCCTTTTCCCACTTTCTCATACAGTGCCACGAGCAAACCAGTTGTCGAGCAGTTTTCTGCTTTCCTGCGATTGAATAAACGTGGTGGATTGAGTCGTACACCGTGAACATCTCGCCGCAGACCGGGCATTTACGTTTATGCTCCCATTGGCGCATGAATTCGTGGTCGTACTTTCGGTCATTGTCAGAGTTGATGCCGAAGTACGGCGATTCGAACACAGGCTCGTAATGAATCATTCATCCCCCACCTCGATATCCAACATCGACCACGACCCGCCCTCGCGGTCAAACGCGACGAGGTTGTCGAGCGCCTTGCCCAGCTTGCATTGGTTGCAGTTCGTGCCGTCGCACAGGCGGCATCTGTACTGGTGAGCCGCCGCGACCAGCGCATCGATCTCCCAAGCCGCGACGATCTGCTCGTTGTTCTCGTTCGGCCTCGTCACGGCCTTGCCTTGGGTGACGCTGTACCGCATCCGTGTCACCGTCCGCGCCACCCCCTCGACCTTTTCGGCGGGAATCGTCCACATGATCGCGTTGACCAATTTCTCAAGGATCGCCCGGAGCATCCGAAGGTCACGCCAGCCGTTCGGGATGGACTTCACGCGCTTCACGAAGAAACTGTCCTCCTGAACCTTCTCCACCGCATCCCAACTCGCGTAGAGTTTGAAAAGGTCGTGCAGCTCCACTTCGCGGATTCTCTGTTCGGGTACGTCGCGCAAATACTCAGGTTTCTTCGCATCGTTCTTCAGGTATCTCATGGCTCACATCTCCCCCAAGAAGCTAGCCTTGACATACCCGCCCTTGTAGACCTTCGCCCACAGGGAGCCGTCCTTCGCGTACCGCCAGCCAAGGACGGAGATTTTGCTCCCCGGCTTGATCCAGCACAGCAGCCGCCCGGCGGGTGTCTCCCGCTTGGCAAGCGGCCCTTCGCACACGACCCTGTACATCGTCTCCGGGACATCCCGCTCTATATACGAAGCATCCACATAGCCGTCGATTCCGTGCCATTGGATGTGCGCCCAGCCCTTATCGATGCTGTCCACGTCCACCTCGTATCCGAAGCGGATCTGTCCGATCTGCCGCCCCTCGTAGGACGGAGCCTCCCTGATCCACACCCATTCACCGCGATGGACTACGCAAGTGTAGGTCTCAGCCCTTGCGACTTTGATGGTGCAAACCATCGCAGCGACCAGCAAGACCGCCATCAGCGCCATCCGCATGACCAGTACGTAGGCGTTGTAGATGCTCCTGAGGGTCAGCCCCTCACTCTGCTCGACATCGAACACGATGTCACTTGTCTTTCTCCTGATTGCCATTCTCTTTGTCCTCCAAAAGTATGATTTTGACTGTAACTTGATCGGTCTCGCCGACCTGAAACGAATCTGCTAGAATCCTTACATACCGTTGCGAATCGCCCTTTATGATCTTCTCCGCGACCATCGAATCAAGGACAAACTTCTTTGCGAAAAAGATGTTGTCCAAGTCTCGCAGACGGTTGCGCTCTTGCCACTCGAAGACGATTGCCGCCGCGCCCTGTACAGGCCAGCAAAGCCCGCGATTTCTCGCGTTTCGGATTGAGAAGCGGATAAACGCCTCCGTGTCCTTCTTGAGCCTTGCCCCAGCTTGCCAGCCGCTTCGATTGGCCTCGGTGTACTCGTTCAATCCGGGCAACCGCCCCGGTATGACAAATTGATTCATAGCTCCCCCTTATCAACCGCCCCGCCGACCCGCGCCGCTCGGGTTGGCACATCCTTGCTCCGCGCATCAGGCGGGGCGGGTGATGTCCTCTCTGCACCGCTCCACGTTTCTGTACCGTTACCCATCGCTACGCATCTGTACACTGCCGTTGCATTTCGCAACAAAACATAACATTACCGTCACCCAGCATTACCATGAGATGCGTTACGTTACCGTTGCTTGACACTGCATCACAAAACTCTACCTTCGCACCACGTTGAGACACACCACCTCGCCAGCGCATTACGGCTCCTGACCCAACCTCACCTCGACGGCTCTTTGCTCTGCTATACCTCTGCGAAACGAAACGAAACGCTACGAAACTAAACCTTCGCGCTACTGGACACTGCCTAGCTTTACCGCCGCTGTACGAGACTTGACCAAACCTCACCTTTGCAGGGCAGTACTCAACTCTACACTTCCACACCTCACCCTACCGAAGCAATACAGTACCGCACTCCACCTTGCCTTAACCTTACGTCACCCGGCAAGACCTCGCGAAACCGCTACTTTTCAGCACCATGCAATGCCCTCGCATTACTATGCATAACGAAGCGTGACCGTTGCTTCTCAGCACTTTGCATTGCCATAACATGGCAGAACCGTGCATTGCCTTTACTTCAGCCGCTCCACCGTGAAACTGCCGTAGCCGCCGTTTCTCCACTGCCCCAAGCCCTTGAACGCTCCATAGCTCAGAGCCGTCTCAATCGCATCGAACGTCAGTGCCTTGCTCTTAGGCTTCGCATCCTCCGCGCCAGCCTTGCCTTTCGGTGCGTTGTTCGCAATCAAGGTGATGCTGACATCCACGCTCCACGGTGCGTTGATATGCTCCGAACTCGCCAGCGACACGCGCGGGCCTTGCATCGTCTCCGCTCTCAGCGGGCGCTCGTTGTAGTCATCGGGAGCTGTAATCGGCTGTCCGTCGCGCAGGATCGGCAGATACGTAGGGCCGACGAAGACGAGGTTGTCGACCTTGCTTTTCGGCGAAGTGATGCCCAGCTGATCCTTGAGGGTCAGCATCGCGGCCTTTAAGAAGCCCTTTACAACGTGGTTGCCGATGACGAGGTGATGGTCATCTCCGTCGCGCAGGAACACCGTAAAGCCCATTGTCTTGACTTGCTCCAGCTTCTCGCGCAGTTCGGCTTTCAGTTCCTCCTCGTTCGGAAGCATCGCCGTTTCTTCGAGCGCCTTCTCCAGCGCGGCGGCTTTCGCCGCGACGTACTCGCTGTGAATCTTCGGGTTCGCGGGGTTACTGCCGAGCAAGGGCGTTGTGCCTGTCAGCCTGTAGGTGCGGGTTTCGTTCGTGATCTCCTGAGTGATAGTCATTGCCAAATCTCCTCTCTTGTCGTTGGTTTATATTGCGTCATCGAACGTTTGTTCGATGGACTTCCAGTAGTCATCGTCGTACTGGCGCTTGAGGTAATCGCCACCCGGTGCGGCCCTCGACTTGCTCCCCTTGTTCTCAAGGATCGCCTTGATGAAGTTGATTGAAACGCCGCCACGGTTGTCGCTTCGCATCGCCTCTTTCATCGTGTCCTCGACCTTCTTCAGGCCGTATTGTGCGATAAGGTCGGAGATGTCAGCGACGCGCGGGTCAAACTCTATCGGGGTCTTTGAAGCGGGCATATAGCGGGCAACCAGCCGCTGCGCCTGTTCGTTGTCAGCCGAAGCCTGTGTCAGGTCTGATCCATCAAAGGCGAGAATCCGATCATCCGTCGCGGGCGCTGGAGTATTAACTACTCCTTCTGCTTTAGTTTCAGTTACATTTACAGTTTCAGTTACAGTTACAGTTCCATCCATTTGCATCGGCTGCTCTGCAAAAGATGCATTTGCATTTTTTGCATCCGTTTGCATTGCATTAGATGCTTTTGCTTCCCATCTCGACTTTGCTGCAGCGCTGCGCTTCTCCGATTTGGCTGCGTAGTTTTGCATAGCCCTGTCGATCTTCTGCCGCATCATCTCAAAGGCGATCATCTGAGCCGCCGACAGCCCGGTCGGGATCTCGCCGTCCATCGCGTAGCGGTTGAGAGCCATCACGACGGCAAAGGCTTCAGCCGGGTCAAGCATCCTGTCGAGGATGTCCAAGTCCTCCGCATAGAGGATGATTCCTTTAGGCTCCACGTTTCAGACCTCCTCGCAATTTGTAGACCTTGATGATCTTCTCGTCGATGACCCCGGGCTTTAAGTGGTGGTACTCCATGAACCGCGCATCGCCCATCGTGTGCAGCTCCTCATGGTGTACCCGGCAAAGCGGTAAGCACCGTCTCCCTAGATGCTCGACCTCGTTGCGGTTGTTGCCCATGCCCACGGCATCGACGTGGTGAAGGTCGGCTTTCGCCCCGCAAACCGCGCATTTTTTATGGATCAGGCAAGCGTAGACGTACTTGTCAATATCGTCCGCGAGGTCGCCGAGCGGCACATGGGTCGGCACATCGTTGCGCAGGATGAAGTTGATCAGGTAGTTGATGAACTCCCGCGCGGTCGTTACATCGCAATTGCTGAGGGAGAACAAGTCCTTTTCAAGGCTTCGGACAATCTTCTTTCGAAACTCGTATTTCAGCACTTCTTTAATCTCCTCAGGCTCTGTGCCGCTCCACTCGCTTATCTCGCCCATGAGCGCGTAGGCTTTTCGTCGCTGCTCCGGGGTGATCCGTCTGCCGTCCTTCAGCCCGATCTCGACTTCTTCGTACTCTCTGCGGACGAACCGTTCGGCGTTGTCGTATGGGGCGCGGATGATGAGGTATCCGCGCTCCCAGCCGACGATTTTGCCGTTGATGATCTCCATCAGGATGCCGCCTTCTTAGCATCCATCGCACATTTACCGCAGAGGCACTTGCCGTAGCGCTTCTTCGTGTAGGCCGCGATATCGGATGCAAACCATGTCGAGCCATCGCGCTTCTGAATGTCTTGTATAGGGTTGCTGCAGCTTTCGCAGACGAGGTCTTTCATCTGTGCGGCGGGAATTACAGGCGTAGCCTTGATATCGATTTCTTCGCCTTCAGGGAGATCCTCGCCAGCGTAAATATAAAGGCCGAGGCCGTGGCGTGCGACTGCCTTCGTCAGGCTGCGCTGTATCGCCTTATTCGCATCAAAACTCGTGATCTGTTCCAGCGGGATGCTGCGGTTCTTGAAATCCATCACCGGGAGATACTCGATATGCTCGCGACTGAAATCGCCGTCAACCAGCGTGACCCCGGTTTTGACCCAGCACGTATGACCGTCAGTATGGTAGAGGCAACCGCCTTGCCCTTCGTAAATGGTGTAGTAGGAGTCGGGGAACAGCCGCTTGAACTGATCCCATGCCCATGCCCAAGACAGATAAGTAAGGCCGTTCTTCTTTTCTGTCTTGTCGTTGCAGTTGATCGCCGCCAGCATTTCAAATCTGTTTGCCATCAGCTTGCCCTCCTCTCTGCGTTCTGCACCGCCGCGAAATACCACGCCATCGCGCGCTCGACCGTCCTGCTGTGGACATCGTCCAGTTCGAGGTTGACCACGTCGTAGGAGGCCATCCCATCGATGTCGTACACGCTGACGATGTCATCTCGCAGCGCGTCATACTCCTGCTGATCGAATGGGATGTAGCCCATCTCCATCTGATCGACCATCTCCTGCGCCGCCTGACGGTAGGCCAGCAGCGCGGGCTTAACCATTGCCACCATGACTGTCATTTTTCAAATCTCCTCTCGTTATCTCGAAATCATCTTCGTGATTTTTCCATTCTGATCCACGGCCTTTCTGAATTTGACGTGGGCCGGGAACTTCTGCTCTCGCTTCAGTTTCATCGCGTTGATCAGGTCTTGCTTTGCCCGGTACTTGAGATAGGTCTCGCACTTGCTGTGGCATCCGACTTCTCTGTTGGGGCAGTCCTTGCAACACGATGATGAAATCATTGCTCTTTGCATCCCTTTCGGTTATAATAACTGTGTTCTTGAAAGATTGCCAAATCTCAGAACACCCTTGATCCGGCTCTGACCAGCCGGGTCTTTTTTTCTGCCCTGATCAGTCGGTTGTATTCGCTGATCGTAAGCCTCGCGGGCGGCAGCTTCTCAACGATGGCCATTTCAGGCGTTTTAAGTGGCCTGTTTCGCGCCATTTCAACCTCTAGGGTAATTGCCCCATAGACGATTGAAATCAGCAGCAGAGAGCCTGTAACGCCAGCCAAAGCGATGAAGAACAGTTGCATCCTTTTCCTCCTCTCAACAAGCAATGAACCATCCGACGAACTCGCCGTCATCTTCGGCCCGCTGTCCGCACCGCTCGCACAGCACTCGCGGGAACAGTCCGCGAATCTCGCAAGCGTCCTCGTCGCTTCGGATCACCTCGCCGCATTCCTCGCAAACCAAAGGCTTGTATGGCGGGTCGATCTGTTCCTCCGGGCAGTCCCAATAGTAGTCATCCCGCAGCACGTTTCTCACCTCCTCCTGTTATGCTGATTCCGTACTTTTCACCGATACTGTCCATTGTCCACACATCCTGCTGTCTGAAGGTTCCGGGCTGGCGGTAGCGGTTTCGGAACGTGCTTTCCGTCAGCCCGATGCGCTTCGCGAACTGCGGGACGGTTAGGCCCATCCTGTGGCGTAGGAGCAGGATGTTCTCCTGCATCCGCGCGGCCTTGGTCACGCCGTCTTCTCTCCCTTCTCGTCGATCAGGTCTTCGACCGTACACCCGAGAACCTTTGCGATCCGTGCGGCTATCTCAACGCTCGGTTCTCGCATCCCATACTCGTATCGGTAAACGCTCGTAATCGTGATGCCAGCCGCCTTTGCAAGCTCGTTTGCGCTCATCCTCGCCCGCTTTCTGTACTCGCGAAGATTTTTCAATCTACCACATCCTTTCGGTTCAAGCTATCCAAACGGTACATCTAAGATTATAAACTCCATTCGGTACAATGTCAACACTTTGGTACAAATTCGGTAATTGCCTTTTGCCCGACCAGCTGGGCTTGTTATTATCCGTGTATCGCTTCGTAAAGGTTGAAGTCATCCAACCACATCTGTGACCCCGCCCCGATGTGGCCCTTAAGGCTAATCTCGTGTGCCTCGATCCCATCCCCTTCGATAACTACCGGGCAAACCCAAGCACCGAAAACCCATCTACCGCCGTTCTTTTTGATCTGCTCTTTGATCGGGTAGGTCTTACCGATGAGCGCGTATCCTATGCCGTCCTTACCGCACCCGAATTCTGCGTATCTTCGTTCTACTATCTCCCGATTGACCTTCACGATCTCATCGGCGTGTTCTTCTGCGTACTTGGCGGCTTCAGCGTCCCGCTTGTCCTTTCTTGCTTTTCTACGGGCCTTGAGTTTCGCCTCGTATTCCGGCGTGTACTCCTTCAAGGTGTACTCTCTTGTTCCCTTACCGTAGCAGAGAAAGCAAACACCGTAGTTGATACCTTGAATGTAATCCCCGCGACCGCCGCACCTCGGGCAAACATCGGTAACGTTGAAGTACTTCGTACCGTTGCGGTCAGTTTTGATGTAAATCTTTTTGTATGAGGACATCGTGTTAGCTCCTTTCGGTAAGTCATATCCATTCGGTACAATGACATTATAAATCCAAACGGTACAAATGTCAACACAAAATTGTACCAGATGGTTATTTATTTTTGTTCTACCATTTGGTACACTATAAACAAAAGGAGGGATAGCCGTGAATATCGAACTCAGCAAACGTCTAGCTTCATGTAGGCTCAGAACAGGGGAAACTATGGAGCAAGTCGCGGAGGCTTGCGGAATCAGCCACGTTGCCCTTTCAAGGTACGAGAGCGGACAGCGAGTGCCAAAGACGGAGATCCTCTCCCGCCTTGCTGACCACTACGGCGAAACCGTTGACTCGCTTCTCGGCAAGGAGCAAGTAAACACATCAGCAAACGACAAGGACGAAGCGTGGGCGATCCGTGAGCGGCTTCGTCGCGATCCTGACTACCGTGTACTGTTTGATGCCGCAGACAAGGCAAGCCCCGAACATCTCCGTGCCGCCGCCGCAATGCTGAAAGCACTCGAACCGACCGACGATTGAAGGGTGGACTGGTAAATGCCCGACGAGGATGAATACAGAGTTTATGAAGTACCGCTGCCCGGAGACGTTCGCGGTGCAGTGAGGATAGACGCAGACGGTTTCGCCTCGATATACATCAACGAGGCACTATGCCCAGAACAAAAGAAAAAGACGCTCGACCATGAAATCCGACACATTACGCGCGGAGATCATACAAGCGACAAGGATATAAAAGAGGTTGAAGCATCATGAAGAAGGTTCTTTCGCTGGGGTTCAAGTAAGATGAGCAAGAAAAAAGCGAGGGGTCTGCTCCCCTCGCAAAACTATCGTCGACAAGTATATGTAGGTAAGCGGGATGACGGATCAAAGCGGTACGTCACGTTCACCGGGTCATCCCCCGAAGAAGCCGACGCGCTGGCCTCGGCGTTTCGTCTCCGTGCGCGGCAACTTATCCGCGAGGGCATTGCCGTAGACGATATCCCGCGCGAGGAGCAGCCTGTAAAGCGGACGGACACCGTCGAGCATTACGTCGACCAATACATCGCAACAGCGCGTGCTACAGGGCTTTCTCCGTCTACCATATTAGGTTATAGCCGAATCGCAAAACGCGCCTACAGCACGTTTAAAACCCGCTCTATCGACGCGCTAACGCTCGAAGCGGTGCAGCAGTACATCAACGATCAGGCCACGCGCGGCCTGTCCGCAAAGAGCATACGAAACGAACTCAGCCTCCTGACGTGTGCGCTCCGAAACGTGCGGCCTGACCTCAATCTCCGTCTGATCCGTCTACCCCGTCGTTCGAAATCGGAGATGCAGATCCCCTCGAACGAACAGATTGCCCGGATGCTGGATGCCTCGCGCGATACGCCGCTCTATATTCCGCTCGTGCTGGCCTCGATGTGCGGACTGCGGCGCTCAGAAATCTGCGCCCTGTCGTGGGCTGACGTTGACCTGAAAAGCCGAACGATTCACATTCACTCAGCCGAGGTTAAAAACGAGGACAACGGCTTCACCGTCAAATGCACGAAAACGGCGGCGGGCGACCGGGTTATCAACATTCCCTCCACAGTCGCGGCAGAACTCGCCCGCTCGCGTACCCTCTCCCCTCGCGTTACTGAGCTGACCCCCGATGCAATAACCCGCAGATACGAACGCTTGCTTGACAGGCTGACCGATGAAGAACACCAGCGCATCCCCGGTCGCTTCCACGATCTACGCCATTATCACGCATCCGTGATGGTCGCGGTCGGCGCTCCCGACAAGTACATCAGCTCGGACATGGGGCACTCCTCTATGGAGATGGTGCGGCGGGTTTATGGTCACGTTATGAAGGATCGACAGCAGTCCATAAACGAGCAAATGGAGACCCATGCAGACGCGATTTTTGGGCAAATACAGCATGAAATACAGCACGAAGCGAAATAACGACGTAATAGTTAGATTCGTGAGGGGTTCGATTCCCCTCACCTCCACCATTTGAGGAAATCCAGCAAGTAAAAGAGCTTGCTGGGTTTTTCTTTTAATTCTCTACTTTCCGGGTGTTTGATATCCAACGAGAACAGCAAATATTTGACGGTTACAGTACGGGTTTGACGGAAAAGACAGCACGAAAGACAGCACAAAAAAACCGCCCCGGAGGGCGGTCAGGATAATTTGCGCATAGCAGCCTGATAAAGTCGCGGATTGACAGCCATCAGAGCCGTGAACACCTCGTCGATGATAGGCCAGATATCGTCCGGCATCCGTCCGGCTATTGCCTTGTAAAAAGGCGTATCGCCGTATTCTTTAATTCGTTCATCCGGCGCGGGTGCGTAAGAGTAAGAAGGGGGCAGGATATCCTGCTCCACTTCTTTTTCTCCGTAGAGCTGATTCTTGATGGTGTAGAATGCCGCGAGCTTTATACAGGTGTTTGCGTTGGGGGATCGTTGCCCTAGGCATTCGGCGATGGCCTCCTGCAGGTCTTTTTCCGAGATCAAGAGGCTCGCCCTCCCTTACATAGATTCCAGCTTGTCAGCGAGACGCTGAATCTCCTGCCGGGTGCGCTCGTCGGGCGCGTCAGCCATCAGGCCGCGCAGTTCGTCAGCCAGCCCGGTTCGGGAATATCCACGTTCCCCGGAATAACGACCCATGCTGTCGCGGCGGGCATTCGTCCTGCCGCGAGCACCGCTCATGCCGTCGCGATACGATCCGCGATAGCTCCGACCATCGTTGTAGCTGCGCCCGTCATAGGACATATACGGGTAGTTGCCGGAGTATTCGGCTTCTTCGTATTCCTCGATGATCTTGCACAGATTTTTGACCGTATGAGTCAACTTATCGACGATGTCCAGCGTACCAGCGGACAGCTCGCCCTTAGAGCCGTACTCCTTCAGCTCTTTCATGAGCATCTCTTTGAGTTCATAGAGTTCGTTCATGGTGTCCTCCTTTCCGTCAGGCTATGCGGGTCACGGTCAGATTGGCGTTTTTCACCAAGATTGCGGGAGACGGATCTGCGGTCGTAAGACCTGCGGACGTATTTTCTACGGCGATCGTGTAGCAGCATCCGCGCGGCACGGTGATGATGGCGGTGCTGGTGACATTGCCGAAATTGTTGTCCGTCTGGGGATCGTCCGCGAGCGCCGCGGGGGTGAAGATCGCCTTGCTGGTCTGGATCGGCTCGCCGTCGATGGCGAGCGAAACAGAGACCGGGCCGAGCGTGCCGTCAGAAGGAACGGCAATATTCATGTTCGCGGTGACTTGGTACCGGGCAAAACACCCGGTACCATTGACGCAGCCACGGAGAGTAAGGATGCCGGAGCCGTTGCGATGGATCACATAGCCCCTATTGCAAGGAATACTGTCCTGAAACAGAACATTCTGATTCGGCAGAACGGTCTGAACAGGGTTGTACACATACTCAGCCATGATATCACCTCATCAGGCTACGCCGCCGCAGCCGCAGCCAACGTTCTGACCGCCGCAAGTGAAGATCGGGGTACGACCGTACACAGGCGTTGAAGGAACCGGGCAGGAGTTCAGGCGGTTATACAGCGCGTCGACCTCGTTAGCGAATCCCTGCTGGATCAGCGCATTCTGCGCGTTCTGAGAAGCCTGCATGGTCGCCATGTTCAGCTGGTTCTGCAGCCCGGTGTTCTCACGCTGCGCCTGAGCCAACTGATTCTTCACGCCGTCGAGTTCGAGGGCGCAAAGCTTGTCGAGGATCGCCTGAGTGTTCGCCGTCTGCGCAGAGATCACATCGCGGATGCCGTCGGAGATCGCCGAACGGTCGGCACACGCTTCGGTCGCAACAGTATATTTCAGGTCAGCCGTCGCGGCACGGTTGTCGCAGCAGCACTGCTGGAGAGCGGACTGCACGCCGAACATCTGCTGCATATCAGCCATCTGCCGGGCATTCGCGCTGATTTCGGCCTGAGCCGCCGCGTTCGCGATTCCAGCGTTCACGCCAGCGAAGCCGGAACACAGGGCCGTCTGCACATCGCCAAAGCCGCTGGTAATGCTGTTCTGAATGCTGTTGATCGAGGTGTTGAGCATCTGATCGCGGAAACCACCATTGATCTGATTGCTCTGGTTCATCCACGGATACAGATCATTGTTACCGCCAAAGCCGCCACCGAATCCGTTGCCCCAGCCGTTGCCGCCGAGCAGGATGAACAGCAGGAGAATCCACCAGCCGGAGCCGCCGAAATCACCAAAGCCGCCGTTGCCGCCGCCGTACATCGGGGAGACAGGCATCACCATGTTAGTGCTGCCGTTTTCATCAGTCAAAGCCATTGTATTTCTCCTTTGGTTTATTTATGTAAGCCGCCTGTGCACCGACGGATCACATCGTCTGATATCACTTGATACCCATCATGCGCTGAAACTGCTGCGCCATCTGAACGGCGTTGTTGTACTGCTGTTGGGTCACCTTGCCGCTGTTGAGAAGCTGCTGCACCTGTTGGCGCGGGTCGCCATGAAACTGCTGGCGAAACTGCTGAAACCTCTGCATCATCTGTGTAAACTGGTTCTGCGGTTGCATTTGATTGAACAGCGGGTTACTCATCTTCAGTCAGCCTCCTTCGGTTGTTCTGTTTCTTGGCGTTCATGTCGTCCAACTCCGCACGAAGCGCGGCGATTTGACTGCTCATTTGTTCAAATTCAGCCTTCGTCACATAGTCGGGTGTATTTACAACTGCCGGAGATGGAGCGGCCTGAGGCGTTTCTCTGATCGTATAATCGAGCGTCTTCATTGACGGCATTCCTGAGGCATCCGCAGACTTCAGATATATGCTCTGGCGTTCTGAATCCCAGAGCTGAACCGTCGTGTTCGGCGCGACAAGGTACGACTTCGCCCCGGCTTCTCCCTGAACCCAAATCAAATTGCTATTTGGAGTCTGTTGTTGCGCTTGCGTTCCCTGTTGATACGAAGGGAACTGTGGTTGGTAGAACATCGGTTGATAAGTCGCCGGATAGCCATTGTTGTATGCCATTGTTTATCTTCCTCCTATTTTATGATATAATATGTGCAAGGAGATGATGATATGCCGAATTGGAAACCAGTCCCTCAATATGAGGATTTATACGAAGTCAGCGACGATGGACAAGTTAGAAGCCTTTGCAAACGTTATGGGAATGAAACGAGAATACTAAAGCAAGGTTTAGGAAGCAGAGGATATTTGAATGTAACCTTATGCAGAAAAGGTAAGCAAAAGACGGTGAATGTTCATAGGCTTGTTGCAACCGTTTTTCTTGAAAACCCGCAATCCTTTCCTTGTGTGAATCATAAGGATCAAAACAAAACAAATAATTCCGTTTCTAATCTTGAATGGTGTTCTTATTATCAAAACAACGTATATGGTGATAGGCTAACCAAAAGTGCATTAAAACGTAGCATCCCAGTAGTTTGCGTTGAAACAGGGGTCAGATATTCAAGTGCATATGCTGCTCAAAGGATTACAGGTATTTATCAAAGTGGAATCTGTGAATGTTGTAATGGAAAGGCAAAAACTGCTGGCGGTTATCACTGGTCATTTGATTAATCTTCTCCTTTGCTCCAGTAGTACTGCGGGATCTCATTTGAGCTGTCCCACGAATCGAGGATGATGCCGTCCTTGACGGTCGCGACGTGATTGCCGAATCCCAGCACGTATACGCCGTGCGGATGATCGCGGCAGAAATCCTCGGCGGTAAAGCACTCGGGACAAGTGTTCGGGATCGCGTGGCGGTAGAAACCGCGCTGACGTAGAACCGCGCCCCACACGCTGTTGCTGGACGGCATATCTGCCATCTGATAAGCCGCCTTTGCGATAAGCGCGAAAGCCGTCTCCCAGTCCACGCCCAATGCTGCCGAGATCGCCCTCACAGAGCAGTCACCGACGTTTCTTCCGGCCGGGTTTGGGTTATATTCAAGCCACACCGCAAGCCACCTCGACTTCGTGGATATACGAATAAAGGGCGGCGATCTGATGCCGCGCCACGAAATCCCGGACAACCTCACGGGCTGTCGACTCCGGCACGCCGCAGCGCACCAAACGAGAAATACAGTCGGACATCAAACCGCCTCCCTTCATGCCGAAGAATACAATAAAACCCGCCCGCTTACGATGAAGCGGACGGGCGTCTTTCGTGCAATTTGAGGGCAAAAGAAAAAGCCCCGGCTTCAGCCGGGGATGTGTTTATAAAGGGTCTGCTCTCGTTTGTATACGATGGTCTTGGTCTGCCTGACGGACAAGTCATGGCGCTCTGCAAGCTTTTCAAAAGTTAAGCCATCCAAAAGCCTGTGCTTAAGGATGGCTCTATCACGTTCGGCATGAGCGCCGATGATCCATTCGTCTATGAGATGCTCAATTTGCGTTCGGGAGAGGTTGTCGAGTGTCACCGCGACTTCACCCGCCCTGTGCCGTGGCACATATTACATGTACGATAACCGCTATTCCAGCCCGTCTTCCTGCGGCGGGTTCTCACTGTTTGTCTTACCCTCGCCATAACTTATATCACCCGTACCGCTTACAACGGCTGCTCCTTCCCCAGTGCTCACGTCCTGCGTTACTACAACATCCTCGAATTGGCTTTCATACCAAATCCAATAAGCATTGGTTCCGACGAGTGCAAAGAAGACGATCAGCAGCAGAATGAAAAAACGCTTATTAATGCGCTCAAGCCTGTTGATCTCCCCTTCATGCACATAAAACGGTATGGACGCTGGTTGCTCCACAACGTTCGTTTCGTTTTCGTTCATAAGATCGCCTCCTCGAGGCCATTATAAACAATCACATTCAATCAATCAAGCCCTTCGGGCGGGTGTTCATCATCGATATAAATCGGAGTGTTGTTTCCTGCATCTGCAAGCCCTTCACCGATGATGTAAGCGACAACCGAAGCGCCCATCATGATGAGCGAACCGATCTGATCGGCCTCGGCTTCACTTGCGCCACGATAGATGAGCAGACCAGTGACAAAGCCGACGACGGCGACCCAGAACTTGCGGGAAGTCAGCTTACGAATCAACGTTTCCATATGTTCTCCTTTCTCGTTCGGTCGGATTAAAAGTGTTAGTTGAATTGCCCGTCTACCCCTGCTCCAACGAGCTGCCCCGGTCGCCCAAACATCACCGCCATATAGACGGGCCGGAGTCCCCGATTAAGGTTTTTAAAGTGTCCTTTAAAGTGCATTGATTTCTGCGTCCATTGCCTCAACTCGCTCACGGTACCACGCTGTCAACTGTGCGGCATCGGTCGTGTCGGACGCTGGGATAAGGTTCCACCTCAGCAGCTCCATGTCCTTGATGGGTTTCGGAATCTGAGCGCAGAAGTTGTAGAACATGGTCGTTACATTGTTCACGGAGAGGATGTCTGCTCGCAGCTCGGCATATCGTGCCTTTAGCGCGGCGCGGTCATAGTTGTAAATCCATCCCATCATCTTGTGGAGCGCGGCATACGAAGCGAAGGTGGGAGCGGCTTTAGACGATAAGTAGCGACCACCAGCCCAATGGAGGCCATATGTGCTGTCCAAGTCATAGGCAGAGAAGCACCATTTTGTGCCGTTGAACGTGGCAAGGATATAGTTCTTGTCTGTGCAGTCAATGCCAAGAATGAGGCACATGAGGATGTAGTAATCGATTGCGCTGTCTATGTCGATATACTGCGCGATGATTGTTTTATCGGCTGCGCTGGTCGCGTTCTTGACAGTCGTGATTGCCTGTGACAAACTTGTTGCGATCCATTCCACATCGTCGTCGCTTGGCGTGTACTCCACGCTGAACGATGTCTCAGCTTCAAGGTCTGCTGCCGTTACAGTAGCATTGAACCTTGTAGGTTCGGAGTGCATTTCAGCGCTGACAATGCACTCATTTGCAACTGAGCCAGTCATCCCAAACATCCAGTCATCCTTAGGAATGTTGAGCGTGTAAAGCCCGTGGAATATATCGTTGATAACAAGAATGATGGGGAAACCATCAATAGCACCACCATTGACCAGCGGATAAAGATTGGGGTCTTGCGTTGCTCTCGATTTGACCATCTGCCCCCACAGTTTGCAGGAGACAACGTTCCTCGCGTGGGTGGGGTCAATGTAGTTGGCTTTCAGCACATACTTCTTATGCGCTCCCCAAGTGTCCACGAACGTAACGTTGGCTCCGAACTTGATGGTGTAGTTCTTCTTCTGGTATGCGAGGGACGATGCGCCTTGCCATTTCAGTGTGCAGGAGCCTGAGTTGCCCTTGTAGGAATAGGCTAGGCTAACAGCGTTGTCCTTGGTCATGCCCGTCACATCGCCGGACAGCTCGAGAACGGGAAGGCCGACGGTAAGGTACTCCGCAACCTGCGTTTCCTCATACCGCTTGTATTCCTCCGCGAACATATGATGGTGCGTGTCACCGTAAAGCTGTGAGTCAGCGCGGTACGTTATCGAGACATGGCCTGCGTTAGACCAGATTACGTTTTTCCCCTTTGCCGTGGTGATTTCGACGGGATCAAAAGACAGCGACTGAGAGTTAAGCATCTCGTATGCGAGATACTTGTCACCATTCGCGTTAAGAAAATCTTGCGTGGTAGCAAAGCTGTTGTCGCTGATGCTCACCGCGCCGTTTACGGACACACCAACTACTCCGTTCTTGTAAAGGCTGAATATCGCGTTGATTGCGTCGGTGTCGTATCCGTCGCACAACACGCCACCAATAGTGTCATTGTTAGGAGCTGGCTTAATGATTCCCTGTAGGCCAAGCGTGTAATACCGCGTATAGTTGGCGTTTGCCTCGCGTACCCAGTTGAGCGCGCTAACCTTCACGCCGTTGTATGTCTTCGTGGCAGTTCCGTCCGTCAGCTCGGCATTGCCGCCAAACAACGTTGCCGTAGACATAGCGGTGTCTTGCTTATAGGCATCGAACGACCCATCTTTTTCCGACTCAAGGCGAATCATGGGACGGAACGTGGCGTTAATCGTAGTGCCGCTTTTCATGTCAATGTAAACGCGAGTCCAGTCTTTGTTATACTTAAGCGTTGTGCCGCTTCCGATGTCGGACGATGCGTCGCTAAAACTGGTTGTAACCCAACGAATCGAGTACGTTGTCAGTGAGCCGCCCTCTGGGCATCCGCTCAGGATGTAGGAAGCCCCATCAATAAGGTAGTCAAGGAATGAAATAAGGAAAAGAGAGGAATCAGCACTCGCAGTACCGCTTGTGGTAATCCCTGTTACGTTGTCATCCTCATCTGTGACAAGTGTGTATGTAATTCCGTTGTGCGTGTATGCATTACCGCTCCATGTTCCGCTTGTGTTCCTCGACTTGATGTTGCTCACCGTCAGCGGGAGGATATTCTTGCCCGTGCGGTAGACCGTGACGGGGAATCCGGTGGTGTTTGGTGCTACCGTGACATTAAGGCTCTCTACATTTGCATCTTTCGCGCCGTCTGCGATGCTTATGTACACATTGCTTGC